TTAAGTTTACGAACTTCTGGTACAACTTGTTTAAGGACGCCATCTTTAGACTGTTTAACAGAGACAAGCGATCTTGGTGGCTCAATACCATTTGTTGCGTTGCTAATCTGTGCTGATGTTTCTGATGGCATGAGAGCCATAAGCGTTGAGTTTCTGATGCCGACAGACTGAACCTTATCGCCCAATGAAACCCAGTCCATGCGATACGCAGGCGATACAATTTCGTCCAGTTCTTTCTTGTAGGTATGTATGGGGAACAAACCTTGACTGTATTTTGTTTCATTACTTTTCGGGCACGCACCTTTTTCCTCCGCCAAATCAACTGATGCTTTGATAAGATAATAAGACCAAGCCTCAGCATACGCATGAAGTTTATTCAACCCATCGTGATCAATATGCTGATAGCTAAGATCATTGCGAGCCAACCAATAAGCGAGGTTAATAATACCAACACCAAGAGGACGTCTGGCCATAGTTGAATTTTTAGCAGCCAAGACAGGGTAATCTTGATAGTCAAGTAGCTCGTCCAAAGCACGAACAGCAAGAGTACAAGGACGTTCAAAATCAGCAGGATCACGAATTTTCCCCCAGTTTATTGCCGAAAGCGTACAGAGGCTAATCTCTGCTTCTGATTCACTTTCAAATTCTTCATCAAATACATATACATGTTCAGTATCATCTCTAGCTACCTCTGTTACAACTTCAAAGTTAAATGGTAGATTCATTTTCTTTTTTCCTTAAATGTTTAGCTAAATTGCCCAGATCAAATTCTCTATGACAGCACAAGCAACTAGCTTTCTTTCCTTGCAGATGTTTTGTTCCGTGTGGTTCTTTGTGTAATATGTATTTTCCACGTTTCTGACCTGTTCTAGCTAATGTATGTTTCTTTTTAGTTTCTTCACTAACAGGACCAGTTTTTATTCCTTTATTCCAAGCTTTTTGACCCTTTAAAGATTTAGTCAAAGCATCTTGATGTTCTTTTGTTCTAGGTCTAGGAACACCTTTCAACTTCTCAGAAATTGCTTTATAATCATTATATTTTGAAGTATCTCCACCAGAACCATTTTCTTCTATGAAATTTGCCCACTCACTAGATTCAACTATATTCCATAGCTCAGAATAATACAATCCCTTTTCTCTAATATCTTCAATATTTTCAGATTGAAATAATACCTCAGTTTCAACATCATTACCATATTTGTTTAATTCTCGTTTCCATCTAATACCAGAACCAGAATACGTATATGGGTCTCTTTCTGTTTTACCAAGGTATTTTAATCCTGTAACTCTGTGAGTTTTAACATAAAGTGTAATCATAGTTGTGTCTCCTTCTTCACAACTATTTATATCTGCTATGAATTGGGGAGAGGTGTATTTGGATTATTTTTACGCCAAATCAAATATTTTTCATAGTCAGCTTTGGTCATTTTGATATGCTTCTTAACTGGTTTACCATCGTTAATATCATTAAGAGGAAAACTCGGCAAAGTTATTTCTGTGCACAAATTTGACATGCGAATAGGTGCTAACTCCTTAATGAACGATCCATGATCATTAGCGTGATCTACATTCTGCAGATAAATACGTCCGGTATCCTTCCTCTCTTGCATGAATCCTGAGAAGAGTTCAATGGCTGGTATTGTTTTCTTTCTAATTGCTGGGTTTTGTTCTGCAGACTCGTATAAATTTCTAAACCTGTCAGTATCAATAAAAAAAGAGTCATACAAGTCAGGAACGTCGTTAGGAGAAAAGAGGGTAATGTTACCTCCTGTGAGAAGTCTTTCATACATCACCTTATTAAATTGGACACCATAGTCCAAGCCACGGATACGATTATCTTCTGTGCCCTTATTGTTCTTCAATACCAACAAATCTTCGACTTCCAAATGCCAGATAGGGTAATAAAGAGTTGCCGCACCGCCTCTAACACCGCCTTGTGAACACGATTTAACTGCACTTTGGAAGTGCTTGTAGAAAGGAATGACACCAGTATGCGTAGTATCACCAGAGCGAATAGGAGAGCCGATAGCACGAATACGACCAGCATTAATACCGATACCAGCTTTTTGAGAAACATACTTAACGACTGCGGAAGCTGTTGCAGAAATTGAATCAAGACTGTCACCTGCTTCGATAAGAACGCACGAAGAGAATTGCTTCTGAGGCGAACGGAGACCTGCCATAATAGGAGTCGGCAACGATATTTCAAAAGTAGATGTTGCATCATATAAATCCTTTACCCATTTCAAACGGGTTTCTTTTGGGTAATTACGGAAAAGCACCATTGCGATAAGCATGTAGGCAAACTGCGGCGTTTCAAAAACCTGACCAGTTGAACGGTTTTTGATTAGGTACTTGCCACGAAACTGTTCCATGCCAACATAAGCGATAGAAAAGTCTCGCTTGTGATCAATGTAAGTATTAAGAGTAGCAAGATCAGAAGCAGAATACCATTCTTTAATACTTTTGTCATAATATCCTGCGCCAATAACGTTATCAATATGATTATTGAGAGTAGGAACATTATAGTCACCATAAACCTGCTTTCTGATATGATAATTGATGAGACGACCAGCAACATACTGATAACCGGGATTATCTTCTGAAATAAGGTCAGCTGAAGCCTTAATTAGTGTTTCTTGAATATCAGTTGTCTTGATGCCATTATAAAATTGAATTTGAGACTTCAATTCAATTTCTGATTCTGAAACACCGTTAATTCCTTCACATGCCCAAGAAACAACTTTATGGAATTTAGCCAAGTCTAAATGTTCTTTTGTACCGTTTCTTTTTGTTACTAGAACTGTATTAATCATTCTTCTCTGCCTCATTACGTGATAAAATTGCTGTATTGCCTTCAACAGACCATTGTAACACATCTCCTTCTTTCCAATCAAGTTCTTTGATTAGATCATCAGGAATAATGATGAACAACTCTCCATTTTCGTCTGTTTGTATTTCTGATGAATATTTCATAATTTGCTCCATGACTGCATACGCATCTTAGCTGAAAGCCCAGAATATGTATTATGGTCAATAATAGATTGAACAGATGCACCTGTATGACCAGTTTTAATCATATCGTTGATATCTTTTTCTTTGATGTGATCTGGCCAGATACAGACCTTGAACCCTTGATCAATTGCTTTGTTGATCTTACTAACAATTTCTTTGTTTCTGGGTTCGTTATCATATACTATCACAATCTTGTTAGAGTCTGCAAGCAAATTAAAGTTAACGTCTGAACCAGCCATTGCCAAACAATTATCAAGAAACAAACTGTCAATTGGTCCTTCAACAATGTAAACAATTTTTCTTTTGTCTATTGTTTCTTGACCAAATACCTTCTGTTTCGTGTCGTCTAAAATGATTGTGGAATAACGCAACCCTGTGGATGAACGAATTGCTCTGCCAGTAAATCCAAATACATATCCCCTTTCATCAATGAAAGGAAGAATTATACGAGGCTCATCAAATTTTAAAGCCTTTTCATTGAACTTATCAGGGATAATTTCATTCACCCAGTGATAATATGTAGGTGAATAATAAAGTCTAAAATGCGTATTTGGGGGTATTTTTCGATCTAAAATATATTTTTTTGCTGCATGATCATAAGGCAACTGCGATATCTTTTTTAAAGATTTAAATGGATCAAAATGATCAACTCTCCTTGATGAAAACTTTGTTACATCAGTTACGAACTTCTCTGGCTCAAGCTTTGATTGATCAGAATTCTTCAAGAATTCAATCCTATATTCTGAATAAAGAACAGGATTTATTAATTGAATAAATTTTTGAAGAGAAGCACTATAGCCACAATTATGACATTTCACATTGATACGATCAGTGTGTTCATAAAAGTAGCCACGAGTCTTTAATTTATTGGATTGTGAATCACCACATACAATACATCTGAACTTTGCACCAAATGGTTTGGTCTTTACAATCTTAAATCGTTCTAATTGTGTACCAACAAGAGATGCATATTTCTGATCTAACCATAACGTAGACATATATTAACTCCAATTTCAATAATGCAATACTGAGTATACGCACTTTGAAATCAAAAGTCAATAATTATTTTTTAGTAGAGATTGTCTTGTCTGCGTCGTTAATGTATTTTTTGATTCCGTCAAGTGAATTTTTGCATACAACGTTATATTTTTGAACTTTTATCAAAAGACTACCAACCTGTTGATTAGTCAATTTGTCCGAATCAGGAAACTTTTTGATTGTAGGACACTCATAAAGATTATCAGGTATCTTGACAACTTTATATTCTGGTGCTATAAGCTTTACTGGTTCAGTACTCGCACACCCAGCTAATGCCAATGTAATAATAGATACAGTTATCTTTTTCATTTTTTAATATCCTTATCACCAAATGATTTCTGTAATTTTGTAACAATTTCTTTGAGGTATGGTGCAGCAGCATCGCTGGCATCTGTTGATTTCATATTCTTATCGATATCAGTTGTTATGGTTTCTAAAGATGCATTCTTATCATCAATTTCTTTTTTCAAGTCATCAGATTTAGACTGCAGTTCTTTCATTTGATTATCAAATTCTTCTTTTTTCTGAGCAAGCAATTGTTCTTGTTGTGTATTAAATTCGGCAATGATCTCAATTCTAAGATTGTGGTCATGAACAGCAAGCCATGTCCAAAAAGATGCAACGGCAAAAGCTATTCCAAAAAGTATGAGAGGCAATCTTCCAAACATTATATTTGTGTCCTTCTTTTTACAATACCCATTATTACATTAGCTGCTTTTTGATTTCCTTTTTTATATTTTGTTGCTGCTTTTGGAGGAACAACAATAACACTTGGACGATCTCCAAGACCAGCAATACCACCGCCCCCTGCATTATTTACGACTCCTGCGGCGGCTGCACCATCTTCCATAACAGTTTCAACTTCTTTCATTGTATTAATTAAATCTTCTTCGAGTGAATATAATGATTCATTAACTTTCTTTTTATTAGGTTTTGCTCTGAGTAACATCAATGCAGCTGCGATGGTCGCAAGTCTTGTTTTACCAAGAGGCAACTTAGCAATCAATCTCTTTAAATTTATGATCATGATATCAAATAAAGGGAGAGCTTTCTTTTCATCAGGAGTAAATTGGTCTCTACTTTTTAGAAAATTTCCATCAGCGTCTATCAATCCTGCAGTATACGCAGGATACTTATCAAATGGCATGACCAATCTTCTTACGAAAGCATATACAAGATATGAATCTACAACCATTTTATATCTTCCTTAGTTGTTCTAGAATATAAGTATTCATTTTTATTTCTAATGTGTATATAGTTCTATTATCTATACCAACATTTTCTATTTTTTCTGGAAGAATATTTAAAAATAAAAGAAATGGTTTTAAATATTCTTCTAGCCCTCTGCATTTCAAAAACAACATTTTAGATGTTGCTTCTGGTCCAAATACATTATTGAGAATTATGATATGATTTAATATCAATCTCTCTTTCAAATCGCCTTCTTCTGCATATCTATTAAATAATCTTTTTATATACTTAAATCTTTTTAAATCATCATAAAATTCTATGGTGTCATAGCATTGTGTATTTTCATAATGTTTTGCTGCATATAATAAAAAATTTGACTCATCCAATTTATCCATAAAATTTATCTATTCTTTGTAATTACTAATCTACCATCTTTTGTAAAATAGCCTGTGTCACCGGGATAAAACCATCCGTCAATAAAATATTTAGCAGTACTCTCTGGATCATCTACATATTCAGTTACCATAGTTGTTGGTGACTTTATACGAATATACCCGCCATTTACAATTTCGACTTGAACATTTGGGAGAGGAAATCCTACACAACCATCTGTATCTTCGATCTGTTCTACAGTTGCAGAAGCTATTGTTCCAATTTCACTACATCCATAATTTACTTGAATATTTTTACATAACCATTTTTTAATAAAAGCCACATCCTTATCAGATATAGCTACATGGCCAGTTATTATTTGTAATAGACCAGCTGATTTACCAGTTTCTTGAAATAATTGTGCAACACGAACAAGATATGCTGGCGCACCAAAAATACAATCAACTTTTTCTTTTATAAAAGTTTCTACAATTTGATTTACAGGAACAATACCAATAATTTTTTTACCAGTTTGTTTCCCCCATTCTGCAAAACGAACTGCAGATGATGAATCTTTATCCCATGCAACATTTATTACTTTGCAATTTGAAATATGAATCCCTTTTGCAGTTGCAATAGTAGCGATTCTTGCTGTCATAATTGCATCAGTCAATTCTATTCTTTTAGGAGTTCCAGAAGTTCCACTTGTAGACACTATTATAGATGACATATTTTAAACCTTTTTAATTTAAATAAATTGTGCAGCCACGGCTAATAAGAATAGCATATGCTGTATCTGATGCAGAAGAACGTGGTGAACTTGTACCACCACTCAAATTTATATTATAACTATACATAGTAGTTCCATTTGTTCCATCTAAACTAGCTAATAAATTTAAAATATAATCAACAGAAGCTTGATCTAATGCACAATTATATGCAGTAAAATCGCCAAATATTTGTTTAATAGAATTAAAATTGAACCCATTGACCATAGATATATTATTATCAAAATTAATATATTGATCACAAATTGATAATAAAGGAAATGCTGGTGCAGTAGTCATAATCGGATTATTTGAAATTTCAAGATACCCAGTGATTAATTCTAATTCAGGAAAAGTTGGTGGATTTGCCATATTTACATTAGAATTAAAATATATATTATGTGTTGATCTCAATTCATCAAATTGAGTACCAGAAGATAAACCGGGATTATTATAAAAAAACATGGAAGCACAATATTCAAGTGAATTAAATCTTGGATAATCGGTTATAGAATAATTATAATAATAATTTAATACGCCAGCTTCTTGTAGTGCGGGAAATTGAGGATAATTAGTAAGATAATAATTATTTGTTATATATAAATTCCCATCTATATGGACTAAATTTGAAAAATTAAATGTTGTTGAGGTATTACTAATATCATGAATGGTAAAATTGCCGCCCACAAAAGCTAAATTATTTGCACTAAATGATGTTAATGAAGGTAAATATGCAATATTTACATATTGAGTTATTACATCAAGACCATCTAGATCAATATTAGAAAGAATTACTTCGCCTTTTCCACCGACTGAAAAATAATTATCAATTCCGCCAATATTAGAAAAAGTTATTGTTTCTGTTCCACTAAGATCAGAATCTCCAGTGTAGAATCTATCGGCCATCCAATATTTTGTTTTAGACTCAAGAATGTAATTATTTGAATTGTATATTATTGCTCTTCCTTTTAGAAGATTCATAATAAAAGGATAACCATTCCATACGCCAGTATATTGAATTTTTGGTGTCAACATTGGTAATGTAATAACAGAATTACCGTTACGTATAATATCTCCAGTAGGAGGTATTGATAAATTACCATCAATAGTGAAATTCCAATTTTGACTTAACGTATTATTTGCAATATATACATTAACACCATAATTTCCATAATTAGAATTCATTGACAAAACAGTAGCTCTATAAGAATCAGAAGTACTAGTATTTCCGTAATATTCAGTCCATATTTGAGATGCTCCTGGATAAACAAGATTTCCTTGATCCCAATTTTCATTTGTTTCTGTGTTAGTATAATATGAATAAGTATATAATGAACCATTTGCAAGAATTGTTGGTCCCATGCCTTGACCAATTTCAATTTCAGTCCCATACGTGGTTGATATTAAATTTAATAAACCAGTATTATCAAATGACCAGTTAACATCTGTATTTGTATTAATGTTAACTGATGAGCCATTTGATGCAAGAACTAAAGGTTCACCATAGTTTCTTGTGATTATAGTAGTATTAGAAAAAACAATATTTGCAGTTATAGTCTGTGATATACTATTTGCAAAATCAACAATTTTTATTTTATTAGTAGAGGGTGCGCCATTAGGATCATGTACTATCGCAAGTAAATCAGTACCAGAAACATTTACAATAGAATTTAATTCTGTAATTTTTGGCATTCAGACGCACCCTTATTTTTGTTATTAAGTATTTGAATTTGGTAGAACAGTATTGTCAGATGAATCGCCAGTAATAGAGCCCATGGCAACTAAAGTTTCATATTGTACACGCCCAGCTCTTCCACCACTTCCTACTTTACGTATAACCCACCCAGAATGTGTGACACCTTTATTGATACCACCACCAACAACAGCTGCTGCAGTAGCTGTTTGGCCTTGGAATGTTGCACCACCAGCTGTTACACTATTCCCGCTCGCAGCAGAAAATGATAATGCTGGACCACTATGAGTATTTGAAAGTTGTAGAACAGTAGTATTTGCTAAAATAACAAAATACTGAGTATTATTTACCAATCCTACTGGAGTCGATGTAGCATTACCAGCATAAGTAACAACATCACCAACAGCGAAATAGCTATTTGCAGAAACAATATCAATTGCATTGGATTGTACAGCCGTATTACCGTTCCAAATAATTAAATTAGGTGCTGGAATAGTAATTGTTGGATTAGTTTCATAAGAACTTCCACCACTATTAATAGTAGTCGATGTCACTCTTCCAGTTGAACTTACAACTGCTGTAACATTTGCTCCAGAACCACCACCACCTGTTAATGCAGCATATACGTTTGTAGAATAACCAGAACCAGAATTAGTTATAGTAACAAGATTTACTGGACCATTTGAAACATCTGTTTCAGTAGCATCAGCACCATATTGACCAACCGTTATGCCAGTGATATATGCATCTGGCGTAGTATTACCAAAAAAAGCATTACGATTTGCCGCCGTTGCTCTCTTATGATATTCAGTAACACCCCATAATACTGAATTAGAACTATTATCGTGATTACCCCATTGTGCCATTTGTTTTCTCCTTTATTCCTAAAAAAATAATATTAAAAAATGTTTATAATACTATATTTAGGTTTTTAAATTGCTAGACTGTTGTTGAAATATGTCCACTCATATCAGCTGATACAGCATTTGCTCCATCAACGGCCAAAGAACTAATTCCATCTGTGGAACGAAGCATCCACCCATGCTTCTTATGTGTATCAATTCTATCTTGAAGGAAATTTGCTAACCCAACTTCGCCTTGGGCATTTGCAAGTTTATAAGAATTTTTTAAAGCTATAATAACAGTATTATTATCAGATAAAGCTTGATTGAACATCTGGGAAGCAGGAATAACTTCAATTTGATCTTGAATCAAAGACAATTCTTTAAATCTTTGGAAAGAACCGGGAGCATAACCTTCGATTGCTCTGATGTGTTCAGCAACAGAATCAACAGAATCAAAAATTTCTTCATAAAGTTTTTGAAAAAATTTATGATACTGAGGAAAATTAGGACCAGTAACATTCCAGTGAAAGAAATGAATCTTAAGATAAAAGGCAAAGTTAGTAGCATGTAAAACTTTCATGCTTTCAATAAGTTGTTCCATGTTTATATCCCTTAAATAAAACTATTTATGATGGTATTATTTACCACCACCGCCACCACATCCACCACCGCCACCTGCGCCAGAAGAACTAGATTTGCCGGGGTAAGAAGTATGAAGCTTCATATCAACACCACGAAATTGTAATTTTTTAATTTTAATAAGATGGCCAGCTGGGTCTCTTACATTTAAATCTTCATGACAATTCCATTTACGAAGAGAAAGAGCTTTTCTTGTTGGCTTACCATTATCATCTTTCATTGGACCCGGCATACCACTCATACGAGCACAAAATGATTTGCGTCTTTTTGCTGCCTTTGAACCCGGTTTTAGTTTAGAAGGTTTAGTTGTTACAGCTGTTTGAAGATGTGAACCGGGATGTTCTCTACGATAAGAGTCAACTCCTTTTTGATTTAGTCCACCAGTCTGATTCTTACCTTCTTTTTTCTGCCATGCAGCAACTTCATCAAGCGAATTAAATTCTTCGTTTCTTGCAGCCCACATATTATCGACCATGTTTGGATATGGTCTTCCATGAGATTTAGCACGAGCTTTTGCTTTTGCTTTAGCTACAGGAGAAAGTTTTTCATGATGCTTTACAGGATTTGGTTTATCCCAAACTTCAGATTCATCAACAATCTGTTTTTGAATTTCTTGCTGGCGATATGGTCCTGTAGATTTTTTTCTATCAGTTCCAAGATTTCTTACTGTTAGATCAAGTTTCTTTCTTGGTTGACCAGAACGAGGAATAGCCTCACGATTTTCTGATTCAAGGAAAGATTCAAAAGCATTATTTACTTTTGCTGTTCTTTTAAATACATTCTGTACCTTATTTTTTTCGCCGGGAGTATCATGCTTGAATGTTTTTACCAACATATCAGTTCCATCATCTCTTTGATGGCTATCATTTGGATCAAGCTTTACAGATTCTTTTGCTACAACTTTTGAAGTTTTATTTGTATTTTTTGATCCAGTCATTATATTATCTTTCGTATCTGATTGAGGAGCAATATTAGCATCCTGTTCTCCATCAGAATAATGAATATCTTCATGATCCTGCATTATCTGTTGCATAAGAGCATTGATTTCATTTGCGTCAGCCACATTATTAGAAACATAATTAGGAGAATCAGTATCTGCAGAACCAGAAATATATCCCATTCCTCTTATGCCACCAAAGCCAGCACAGTTCACAGCCATTTCATTAATAAAATCTACTGTTTCTTTTAAGTTATCAGTATCAACAAATTCTTTCTTAAGAAATCTTTTTGCTTCTTTTTTCTTTACAGCTGGAATCAAACGCAAGGCAAGTCTATTGACGCCATCGCTATTTTTACCCATAATTTTTTCAATTCTTTGTTTTTCCATAGCAGAAAGATCAGATATTTTTCTATTACCAGCAAGTTTAGTTTTAATGATATTAAGTGCTAGTACTTTTGCTCTCTTAGCAATTACTTTAGCAGAACCTTTTCTAAGCATTGATTTGTTTCTGGCAAGTTCTACTTTACTTTTTATTCTTTTAAAATTAATAGCTTTCTTCATTCTTTGTTGAGTAGTCAATTCATTAATAGGTTCGCCAAAAAAATCACCAAAAGAATTATTTAAAAGATTTTTTTGCTCAGGGTTGATAATGATTTTATCTGGTCTTGATCCAGTCATAGTTAGTCCCTTATCAATAGGGTCATTATGCTGTTTAGTAACCATCTTCTTTATTTTTTCCCCACCAGTAGCTTGCGCTGCTCCTTGTTGGGTATTAGAATTTTGTGTGTTATCGTGACTGGGCATGGTATCCTCTTTTTACTTATATTTATATAATTAGAAAAAGTTAAAGAAATTTGAAGAACCACCAGCAGCAGCATAACCACAAGTTGCACTATTATATGCTATCAATGCATTATATGTGCCACCAGCACCATCAGCATAAGTTCCATACAAATCAAAGCCAGTACAATATGTAGATAATAATGTTCCTGAAGCAATATAAGTATTGAGAATAACTATAAGACCTTGGCCGCCATTGCCGCCAGTTTGATTACTGGTATAACTAGCTGCTCCGGCACCACCGCCACCCCCAATGGTTCCAGATCTATTTGTCGATGATGAAGCGTAACTACCACCAGCGCCGCCAGCACTACCAGCAACACCTAATATTTCTGTACCTTCTGAACCTGCACCACCAACACCAGCAACATTACTACCACCACCACCGCCGCCATTTATGCCAGAAGTAGCAACAGCACCACCACCCGAACCTAACCATCCATTACCACCAGCAGCCGCTGTTGCACTAGTTGCATTGCTGGCGGAAGCGCCACCACCATTTCCACCACCACCACCACCACCAGCAGTAGCAGTGTTATTATTAACATTATAACTACCATTACCACCATTTCCACGTGGACCAGCAGCACCGCCACCACCTGCGCCAGCAGCAGCGTAAGATGCACTAATTGATGAACCAACAGCGCCACCTGTTCCACCTGTATATGTTCCTGTTCCACCGCTACCACCAGAACCTGAAGAATAACTGCCACCGCCGCCGCCACCAGCAACGTAAGCGCCTGAAGCCCAAGTAGTTGAACCACCAGCAGAACCAGGTCCACTTAATCCCCCACTACCGCCACTACCTATTGTAATAGCAACAGACGACCCAGCTGTTCCTGAATAATTTGATACTAAGGTATATCCACCACCACCTCCTCCACCACCGTTATGACGAAGTGGTGTTCCGACACCAACACCACCTCCTCCTCCACCACCACCACCAATCAAATAAATTTGATTGTTATTTGGATTCCAGTTAGAAGGTAACGTCCATGAAGTTAAGCCAGTATTTGTTATTAAATATGCATCTTGATTATGATCAATAAACGCACCTCCACTCATCCCTCCCGCATTAGTTGAACCAGAACCAAGTTTCCATATAAATGGAGTAGAACCATTAGTTGTATCTGGCAAGTTGCCAAATGATATGTTAGATATAGTTAATGCTCCTAATCCACCAGCTGGATTACCAGATCCAGTCCAAACAATAGATGAGACATTTGCAGCGTTTGTTCCTCCCGAAAGAGTTAAATAATTTGATCCATCTCCAATTTTTCCAGGATTAGATAGATAATAGCTGGCTCCTTGTGTAAATGTTATTGTAGCTGTTCCAGAAGATTGAAACCCACCAAATGTTACTGCATAATTGCCGCTTAATGTTAATGTTCCGCCAGAGTTTAATAATATCCATGGATAAACCCAACCACCATTACTCGAACCAGTTAAGAATGTTTTGGCAGAAGAGTTTGTAGTTATATAATAACACGTACCTGTTCCAGCTGTTACAGTAAAATATGCAGTAGCACTATTATTAAATGGTGTTGTACCAGTCGCATAAATACTACCACCGTTTAATGTCATGCCTTTAGGATTTGCAGCACCTGCAGAAAAAGCTGAGCATGATACTGTTTGACCATTTAAATTTAAATAACCAGCATATATTTGTAAACTCCCACCAATTGTAAGAGAATCTAATAACGTAAATGTAGAATTATTTGTTGTGGTTCCGGAATACAAATAACAGAAACTACTTACAGTTATTGTTGCTCCGTTCGTTTGAACATTGTAAGAACTTGCGCCACCTGAATATGTTGCACCATTATTATAACCAAGTACAAATTGTGCTGCGTTAAAAGATAATGAACCCTGATTTATAAAATTACCAGAGCAATACATTCCTATGCCAGATACTGTTGTAGAAGCTCCGCTATAATTATAAAAAGAACCACCATACGTTATTGCATTTACGCCAGCAGTTTGAGTTATATTTAAAGTACCATAATTGTAAAAAGAACCGCCAGATTGATAACCAGAAAGATGATTGACGCTAGTACTAGCGCCAGAAAAGGTACATGTACCATTATTTGTAAAAGTATTAAATAACGATGCGCCACTACTACCTGAAGCAAATGTCACTGTACCGCTATTTGTTACTGTACCAATTGTAAGAGAATATGTACCTAAACTAAAAGTAACAGAACCAGCATTAACATTAATCGTACAAGATGGTGCAGTAAATGTAGCACCTAAAGTAACAGTATAAGTTGATGCTCGATCAAAAATTAATGTATCGCCAGTTGTTGGTGCAGTAGTATTTGCTGGCCCGCCTGATGACAAAGACCAATTAGCTGCTGTAAGAAAAACTCCACCAGTAGTTAAACGCCAATACTTTGTTGCCATTAAGCTGTACTCGTATCAGTATTTGACGTAGTATCAGTATCATCTACTACTTGACTAGCAGCAATTACAAAGGCGTACCACTTATCATACCTGTCCTGTTTCATTTGTTGAATTTGTTCAGGTGTATATGAATTATACTCATCGGCGGGCATAAGAATTGAACATGTAAATCTAAAACTACCATCTGGTTGCGACATTTCAAAATTATCAGAAATAAGATTTGTAATAGCCATAATGTATACTCCTATTTTATGCTTGTGTTCCAACTGCGATAACATCCCAGTAAGATTCGTCTGAATTATATACACAACCAATATATGTTACTTTATTGACTGTAGTTGTTGTTGGTAATGTTGTACCAAGAATACGAAAAGAACCTGAACCTGTAGTTGTCCAGGTTAGTGTTTGAGCAGTACCGTTATCTTTAATTCTAAACATTAACTTAGTACCATTAGTTGGTAAAAACGTTGAAGCATTAATTGTCAGTGTTGCAGCTAATGCTGTAAATACATACAAATCATATGATGCTGTGGTTGGTGTAACAGAAGAAGCAGATGCTGTGCTTGATACTCTCGGTGTATACTGACCGCTACTAGATGCTGCCGCCCAATAAGTAGCGCTACCATTAGATGTCAATACCTGACCAGTCACACCATTAGAACTATTAGCAGTGAGCGAACCAGTAATAACAATATTATTTACTGATATTGATTGCCCATTTGAAAATCCACCACCAGTTCCAGAACCAGCTGATCCTGTGTAACCAATATTTCCTATAGAACCAGAATAACCTAATGAACCAACATACCCAGTTCCGATTGATCCCGTATAACCAGAAGAACCAGCATATCCAACGCCAACAGAACCTGTATATCCGGTCGATCCAAATGATCCTGTGTAGCCAAGATTTCCTTGTGATCCAGTATATCCAGTTCCACCTTGTGATCCAACAAACCCTGAGTTTCCTGTTGTTCCTTGAGTTCCTTGTGATCCAGTAAATCCAGTTCCACCACTTGTTCCCGCAGAACCTACAAATCCAGTTGAACCCCAATATCCTTGAGAACCTTGCGAACCAACAAACCCTACTGATCCTGCATAACCAAGATTGCCTTGCGAACCAACAAAACCTGTTGTTCCTTGCGAACCAACAAAACCTGTTGTTCCTTGTGATCCAACAAATCCAGTTGTTCCTTGTGATCCAACAAATCCTGTTGATCCAGCATAGCCTAAATTGCCTTGTGAACCAGCGTATCCAAAATTACCTTGTGATCCAACAAATCCAGTTGTTCCTTGTGATCCAACAAATCCAGTTGTTCCTTGTGATCCAACAAATCCTGTTGATCCAGCATAGCCTAAATTGCCTTGTGATCCGGCATAACCAAGATTTCCCTGTGATCCGACAAATCCTGTTGTTCCTTGCGAACCGGCATATCCTTGATTACCTTGTGATCCAGTATATCCCAAATTACCTTGTGATCCAGTAAATCCTGATATACCTGTTCCCCAAAATACACCACCAGTAGAATTTGCTTTCAATACTTGTGTGTCAGTTCCATAAGAACCATTTGCAGATATTTTATAATTTGTAAATGTTATAGTTGAATTATTAACTGAAAAATTTGATCCAAGATTTATAGATGAAGTAGCACCAGTTAAAGCTAGACCACCGGGAGTCAGATTTGTATATACAGTGTTATTGCCCATCTGAAGAAGTGATGCATTAGCAAAAAACAAATCAGTCTGTGTTGCAAATATACTTCCTTGTGGAGCATATATTGAACGACCACCGGGTCCATTCACGCCGGGATCACCAAGAGCAATAAATGCAGATGTAAGTTGACCGGGAATATTATAATAAGGCGAAATTGTTACTAAGTTTGCAGCATCACCAAGTGTTCCAACATTGATAGAATTTGATGATAGAATACCATTTGAAGTATTAAGAACAGTATTAAAAGTATATGTTCCAGTTAAAGTATATGTTCCAGAAGTATTGACATAAGCTGCAGCTGCAACACCACCAAGATAAGATGCATTATTAGCAGAAAGTAAAGCAACATTACCAGCTAATCCAGATATTGCCTGATAACTTGATAAATCTGTACCAATAGTCAAAGTTTTTGATATACTATTAGTAGTCAGAATGACTGCGTATCCATTTGCAACTGTAAGAGTATCTTCACCAAATGCAGTTATTATACTTTGACCAGCGACATTGATATACTTATATCCAGACCCAAGACTTACAAATACATTTCCAGAACCCTGATCCGTTACATGAAGACCAGTAGATTCATCAAAATTAATTCCAGTAATTCCAGAAACAGAAGTATTAACTGCTCCCCCATTACCATTGGTGCTTCTTACAGTAACAGAAGGAAGTGTTGACCAATATACTTTATTAGAACTTCCGTTTGATGTTAATACTTGTCCAACACTTCCAGAAGTACTACCAGCAATAATTTCAGAATTTATAACAAGATTTGCATTATGTGTATATACACCCGTGATAGTATATGCACCAGAAGTATTAGTATAATAACTTGCTGCTACACCACCAAGATAAGATGCATTATTAGATGTTACTGCATTATTAACATTTAAATTAACTTCTGATTTATTATTTAAATAAGATGCATTATTAGATGTTACTGCATTATTAACATTTAAATTAGCTTCTGATTTATTATTCAAATAAGAAGAATTGTTTGCTGTTACTGCATTATTAACATTAAGATTGCCTTCAGTTTTTCCAAAAGCATATGTAGAATTATTTACATTAAGATTGCCTTCAGTTTTTCCAAAAGCATATGTTGTATTGTTTGCAGTTCCAGAATAATTAGTCGAAGTTGTTGTAGTAAATATTGTAGAGTTACCAGCAATAAAACTATTTGCTTGAATAATACCAAGTGTAAGACCAGCAGGGTCTCCGGCTGCAGCATCTGTCGAATTGTTATAATAAGTTAAAACAGAATTTGCTGGATTTATAACAAGCAAAGCTTGTCTATCTTGTGTATCAAAATAATGGAAAGCAGTACCAACTAATCTTCCATCATTTCCTGTAAGAGGAGCAAGATTTGCTGCAGTATGAAGACTTATAACAGCGTCTTGAACAATAAGATTGTTTGCACCAATAATAAAAGTATTTCCAGTAAATGTTAAGTTGCCACCTATGGAAACATTTCCAGAAACAGTAAGATTATTATTAATAACTACTGCACCGCCATATGTTGCACCAGAAAGAGCAGCATAATTTGCAAGATTTGCTTGTAACTGTGAGTTAGAAACAACATTTGCAGCTGAAACATCGCCAACATATGCTGTATTATTAGAAGTTAAATTTGATACACTAGATGAAAGACCAGATATTGTTTGATAATTTGCTAAATTTGCAATTAATTGTGCGTTAGAAACAACATTTGCAGCCGAAACCGCACCAACAAACAAAGTATTATTGGCTGTTCCAGTAAATGAAGTTGCATTAACAACGCCATTAACGTATAATCCTGTAGTATTAGCAATTGCCATAACAATATTAGCAACACCACCAGTATATAATGTCAAACCATCAGCTGATCCAACAGATATTCTACCATTTCCAGTAATATAATCCATAACAATGCCATCTCCGTAAACAGGAGAACCAGCAAAAGTTGAATTTGAATAGAACCCATTTCCAGAAACAATTTCATTATTTACAGCAAGAACACCATTAACAATAAGATTTGCATTATGAGTATGAACACCAGTTATTGTATAAGAACCAGACGTATTAATATAAGATGCTGCAGCAACACCACCAAGATAAGATGCATTATTAGCAGAAAGTAAAGCAACGTTACCAGAAAGACCAGCAGTTGTTTGATAATTTGAAAGATTACTTGATAGTTGTGAAGTATTTACATAGAATTGATTGCTGACATACAATACTGCATTAGAATATGCTGCAGATGCATTTGCAGTTATTGCTGTATTTACAAGTCCAATTACTGTATCAGTATGATAGACTGAATTGCTATACGCTGCAGATGCATTTGCAGTTATTGCTGTATTTACAAGACCAATTACTGTGTCCGTGTGAGCAACAGAGTTTGAATATGCTGCAGATGCGTTTGCAGTTATTGCAGTATTGACTAAACTAATCTTAGTATCTGTGTAAAGAACAGAATTACTGTATGCAGTAGAAGAATTTGATGTAATAGCAGTATTGACTAACCCTATTACTGTATCAGTATGATAGACTGAATTGCTGTACGCTGAACTTGCATTAGCAGTGATTGCAGTATTGACTAAACCAATTACAGTGTCTGTGTGAGCAACAGAGTTTGAATATGCTGCAGATGCGTTTGCAGTTATTGCAGTATTGACTAAACCAATTACTGTATCAGTATGATAAACCGAATTACTATAAGCAGATGATGCGTTTGCAGTGATTGCAGTATTGACTAAACCAATTACTGTGTCGGTGTGATAGACTGCATTTGAATAAGCAGTAGCAGAATTTGCAGTGATTGCAGTATTGACTAAACCAATAACAGTATCAGTATGATAGACTGAATTGCTATATGCTGAACTTGCATTTGCAGTTATTGCAGTATTTACATAACCAATAACAGTGTCTGTATGATTTACTGAATTACTGTAAGCAGCTGATACATTTGCAGTTATTGCAGTATTGACTAAACCAATAACAGTATCAGTATGATATACAGAGTTAGAATATGCTGCAGATGCATTTGCAGTTATTGCAGTATTTACATAACCAATAACAGTGTCTGTATGATTTACGGAATTTAAATAAGAAGTTGCTACACTTGTTGATATATAAGTATTTACTAATCCAATCTTAGTATCTGTGTAAAGAACAGAATTAGCATATGTAGTATTTAAATTAGCTGTTAATAAAGTAGTGTTGGTATAATATGCTAGATTACCAGACAGTTGTGAATTTGAAACAACATTTGCAGCTGAAACAGAGCCAACATAAAGAGTATTGTTAGCGGTTCCAGCAAAAGAAGAATTCCAATATATTCCACCAGTAGAATTTGATGTTAGTATTTGTGCAGATGTTCCAAGTTGATTATTGGCATATATTTCATTTACTTTTAATGTACCAGCTGGATTTCCATTTATATCGAGAAATTCTAATTTGCTAGAAGTAAGATTAAAGTAAGATGAGTTGTTGCCTAATTGTATTTGTGAACTGTTTGCAAAAAAGAAAGTTTGTGGTGTAGCATAAGGACTACCTTGTGGAAAAAACCATGGATATGTTCCAGGTCCATTTTGCAAAGTATTGACGCCATATCCCAATCCTATAGTTGGACCGGTTATTTGTGAATTATTATTTGTAAGATTTGCAGATAAAATATAACTTGTGGATGATACTGTATTTGATACAGTTAGTGTATTGCTTGATGAATTGAAAGTAAAACCGGGGCTACCATTAGCAACACCATTATTATTAAATACAACTTGAGAATCAGAACCAGCTATAGGACCATACGAACCAGTATATCCTTGTGAACCAGTATATGCTCTTGATCCTGTATAACCTATGACAGTACTTTGTGATCCAGTATAACCACGTATACCTCCATAAGGAAGATCAGACCAATGTGTTAAACCATCACCAACTTTAAATAAAGAAGTATCTATTTCAATCGCCAATTCTGCAAGTGCTAATATTGTATTAGCTGCAGCCCATTGAGCAGAAGTACCTCTTCGTAATTGTATTTGAATTGCCATTTATTTACCCATAAATTGATACTATATTTATAATCAGGTTTTTAAACACCACCAGCATCTATCGGATTTATTCCGCCATAATTTGTTGTTGGATCCCCACCATCTAAATTAAAATATGAACCAACAGTAGACCAATAAACATTAGAACCAGTAGTAGTCAATACTTGCCCATTTGTTCCTGTACTATTGTTTGCTGTAAATGAACCAGCAATAATAAAATTATTTACAGAAATAGATTGACCATTTGAAAATCCACCAGTTCCACCAGACCCAACATAACCAATAATTCCTTGTGAACCAGAATACCCAATGCCTTGTGAACCAGTATATCCAGCTCCAACCGAACCTGTATAACCTAGTGCTGCATATTCGCCGGGAATACCTTGTGATCCAACATATCCAATAATTCCTTGTGATCCATCATATCCTAATGAACCAGTATAACCATTTGAACCATCATAACCAATAATGCCTTGATTGCCTTGTGAGCCAGTATAACCCAGTGCTGCATATTCACCGGGAATACCTTGATCACCCTGAGAACCAGCATATCCTTGATCACCTTGTGAACCAGTATATCCTAATGCAGCATATTCGCCGGGATCACCCTGATCACCTTTTGGTCCTCTTAATCCCTGTGATCCATCAAATCCTTGAGAACCAACGTATCCAACATAAGCAGCTGCACCATCAAGACCAGCCGAACCAGTATATCCTAATGCAGCATATTCGCCGGGATCACCTTGATCACCCTTTGATCCTACATATCCAATAGAACCAGTATATCCAGCTCCTATAGAACCTGAATAACCAATTGCTGCAAATGCACCGGGAATACCTTGCTCACCTTGTGAACCAGAGTAACCAATATTGCCCTGCGAACCAGCATATCCTAGTGCTGCATATTCACCAGCAATACCTTGTGATCCAACATAACCAACAACACCTTGATCACCTTGTGAACCAGTATATCCTAATGCTGCATATTCGCCGGGATCACCTTGATCACCTTTAGAACCAGTATAACCAAAATCACCATGGTCGCCTTGCGAACCAG